TGACCCAATCCTCGTTGGACTCCGACCAGATATAGATCTCGCCATTGGCACTGACCTGATAGGCACCATCTGCTCCGTTGGGAAATGCCGTTCTCAGTGCCGCCAGCGTGGGGTATACGTCGCTGATCTCAAGAGAGCGGCCGTCATCACCCTTGTCGCCCTTGGGGCCTTGAATCCCCTGCGGCCCCTGTGCCCCTGTCGGCCCCTGAATGCCCTGCTTGCCCGCCGGACCCTGAATCCCCTGCGGGCCTTGCACTCCTGCCTCGCCTTTTT